CCTCTTCCGCCCGGCGGCCAAGAACAAGAAGAAGGCCGCGGCCACGCCGAGCACGACGCCGAAGGTCACGCGCCTGCCAGGGTTCTGGTCCATCGATCCGCGATACGGCGTGGACCCGGCGCAGCGTATCGAGGGCGGCTTCTACGAAGAGTGGATCGAGAAGCGGAAGGGCGGCAAGGAATGAGCGAGACGATAGCGCCTCCGTACCCAGCCGATACGCGTGCGCGCGGCTGGCGCTTCGAGATCGACATGGAGACGATCAAGGCGTCGGAGACGTGGCTTCGGGCGAAGACCGGCTTTCTGCGTGGCGCGCTGCTGCTGCTGTGGTCAGAGGCTTGGCAGCAGACCCCTTGCGGCACGCTGCCTGGCGATGATGAATTGGTGGCGCTGCTGATCGACATGCCGGCCGCGACATTCGTCAAGCATCGCGCCATTCTGATGCGTGGCTGGCGCCCGTCAACCGATGGTCGCCTCTATCACGAGACGGTCACGAAACGAGTGCTTGCCATGCTGGCAAAACGGGCGAGTGACGCAGAACGCGCTGCGAACCGCAGGGCACGCAAAGCGGAGTCTGAATTGAATCCACCCGAAGTAGCAGGCGAGTCACGCGTGACTCCGGACGGACCAACCCGTGAGTTCGACACCAAGCACCAAGCACCAGAAGAAAGAAAACACATACCGCCCCCCAAGGGGGCTATGTACGAGCCGGAAGGCTTCACTGAATTCTGGGAGGCTTGGCCGAGAGGGGGGCGCAAGGGCGCAAAGGCCGAATGCCTGAAGGTTTGGAGCAAGGATCGGCTGGAGGCTCACGCCGAGACCATCCTCGCGCACGTCCGGGTGATGGCTGCGTCCGTCGATTGGACGAAGGAAGGTGGGCAATACGTGCCGGCCCCGCTCGTCTACCTGCGCGGTAAGCGCTGGGACGGCGCCGATGTCAGCCAGCGCGGCGTCTTTGAGGGCGTCCTGTGAAGGGCCAGGATGCACTGCTGACGATGCGCCGCGGCGGCAAGGCGCCATCCATCGTCTTCGTGGAGACCACCTCCGATCGGCTGAAGACTTGGCGCGACTGGCAGGCGGTCACGCCCGGCATGGCGACGCTGTTGATCGAGCATGACGACGTGCCGGCGTTGCTAGACCTGCGGTGCGTTGTCGGCCTCGTCGTGTCGATCGCCGGCGACTGCGAAGAGTTCGTCGGCCGCGTCCATGACGCATGCATCGAGGCGAAGGCATCACGCGTTATCAGCACCGTCACGCGGCCGAATCATCGTGGCGATCACGAGGTCATCCGCATCACCGACACCACTGGAGCAATGGTATGGCCAATGTGATCGACGACACGATCGACTTCAGCGCCTACGAACTGGAGACCGAGCCGCAGCAGAAGGTGCGGCCGGCGGCGTCCTACGTGCAGGAGATGGTCGACCGGCTGAGTTCTGTCGGAACGGAGAAGCAGGCCTTGCTGCCGTGGGACAAGACGCACGGACTCGTTCAGTTCAGACCAGGGGAGGTCACTCTCTGGGCCGGAGTCAACGGCCAAGGGAAGTCGCTGATCACGGGGCTGACCGCGCTGAGCCTCTGCACGCAGGGCGAGAAGGTCTGCATCGCGAGCTTTGAGATGAAGCCTCGCAAGACGCTCGAGCGGATGATGCGCCAATGGTCCGGGCAGGCTGCGCCGAGCGCGCACGAGGTGGCCGACCCGGAGGTGTACGCGACATTCAAGGATTTGTACGAGCAGTTCGGAGCGTGGACGGACAAGCACCTCTGGCTCTATGACCAGCAAGGCACCGTCAAAGCGCAGACGCTGATCGGCGTCATTCGCTACTGCGCGAAGGTGCTCGGCATCACGCATTTCTTCATCGACTCACTGATGAAGTGCGTTGCCGGAGAGGACGACTACAACGGCCAGAAGGCCTTCGTCGACGAATTGACCGCCATCGCGCGCGACTATGCGATGCATATCCATCTCGTGCACCACATCCGCAAGCTGACGACGGACGAAGCCCAGCCCGACAAGACCGACGTGAAGGGCACGGGCGCGATCACGGACCAGATCGACAACCTGCTGCTGATGTGGCGCAACAAGCGCAAGGAGCGCGACCAGCAGGCCGGCAAGAAGATTTCGCACGAGGAGCCGGACGCCATGCTGATCTGCGAGAAGCAGCGCAATGGGGAATGGGAGGGGCGAATAGGCCTCTTCTATGAGCGCGACTCGCAGCAGTTCGTCGCATCGTCCGGCGCTGCGCCCCTCAACTTCTACGGCGGCTTCCCGCATCGGAATACCTGATGAAGGCACATTGCCTCGGATTCGGCTGCGGCCAGCGCGACTTCTGCGCCTACTACGCCGACCCGCCGATCGACGTCCAGCCGGTCGCACGCATCTGCACGGATCGGCGCGACGGATTTTCCGAGACGCACCCGATCCGGCTGATCCGCCCGGCGGGCACCTGGGAGAGCGGCGGCGTCAGGACGCCGTCGGCACGGACCTACAGCAAGGCGCCGGCGCATGGATGACCGCCAGCCACCGCCGCACAACGTGCGCGCACAGCCTGGGGTCGGCATGCCGGGCGCGACGTTCGGGTGCATGCCATGCGGACGAAACCGGCTGATCCCTGGTCGACGGATGCGCCAGTGGCAGGGGATCAAGACATGGCACTGCGCCGAGTGCGCGACGAAAGGAACGACATGAATGACTTCGACGCCTATCAGGCGCTCAGCTCGCAGGACGTGCTCGAGCGCACGCGGCGGCACATGACCGAGAGCTGCGTCCGCCTGGTCGCGGCGCAGCGCCGACGCACGCGCAATGCGTTCGTGCTGGCGTTCGCGCTGTTCCCGCTGGCGATGGTGGGCGGCTGGCATCTGGTCGATGTCGTGCGGGGGTGGCTCGCATGAGAAAGCGCAGCGCCTACAGGCCGAAGCCGATCATGACGAACCCGCTTGCCTATCTGACGCCGGCCGCCGCATCTGACGCGCAGGCTTTGATGCTTGTCTTCTACACCGCGCTCGAATCGCTCGCAGCGGGACAGAACCCAGGCGTCGACGAGTGGCGGTCATTGGCGGATGCCTGCAATACGCTCGAGACGTTGGTTTCGATCGGGACGCTCCAGCACGACGAGATCATGCCGATGATTAGGCGCGCGGCAGATGCGATGACGCTCGCCTCTCGCTGCTATCACGACGGCAAGGCAATGCGCATCGATGGCGCTGGTCTCGAAGCGCTGCGCGATGTGGTCGACGCCTACCGGCAGTGCATTGAAACGCTGACGGCGCGCGAGATGTTCCTGGCGCAGATCGAGACAGGCCGGCGCGTCGCGCGTCTGCAGGCGCGGCCTCAACAGAACAGCGTGGTTATCGCCCTATGAAGCTCCCCCTCCTGCGCCACAACTGGGACCGCATCAACAAAGAGTACTACTGGGTCGCCGGAGTGCTCAGCGCCGGCCCAGCGCGCTACCTCTACGCCACCATGTACGCCAAGACTGCCCAAGAGGCCGCTGCTCTGTGGGTCGCGAAGTTCGGGAAGCTGTACACATGAGCCGCACCGAAAAGCAGATCCTCGATTTCTTCGAAGAGAACCCGGACGAGTACCTGACCGTCGCCGACATGATCACCAAGTTCGGACGCACCGAAGACACGATTCAGAAGGCTGTCGCGCGGCTGAAAGCGGATGGCGTGCTGGAGCGGTCGATCGTGTTCCACCCGGCGGGGAAGGTGGCGGCGAAATGAGCGTCAGGATCATGCGCGGAGATTGCCGCGAAGTTCTCAAGACGCTGCCGGCGCAGTCGGTGCACTGCTGCGTGACGAGCCCGCCCTACTTCCGCCAGCGCGACTATCTTGCTGAAGGCCAGATCGGCCAGGAACTGAGCCCGATTGCGTTCGCCGAGGCGCTGACGGCCGCCTTGGGCGAAGTGCACCGCGTGTTGCGTGACGACGGCGTGATGTGGGTGAACCTCGGCGACACCTACGCAGCTGGCGGCAATGGCGGAGGCGGCAACCTCGTTGCCAAGCGTCGCCAGTGGTCTGGGGCCGATGGCCGCAAAGGATGGCGCCGGCAGCCGGACGGCTTCAAGGAAAAGGACATCACCCTGACGCCGTTCGTGGTGGCCGACATGCTGCGTGCTGATGGATGGTATCTGCGCAGCACGATCATCTGGGACAAGGTAGTTGCGACCGAGCCGCCGCGCCTTGATCGGCCGTCGACAGCTCACGAATATCTGTTCCTGCTCTCGAAGCGCGAGCAGTACCGCGTTCGCGATCCGGGAGAGAAGTGGTTTCAATCGACGGTCTGGAGCATCCGCCCGTCTGGCCAGCAGATCGACCATCCGGCCGTGATGGCCGCTGAGCTGGCGCGCCGCTGCATCGTCTGCTCAACGTCGCCAGGCGATGTCGTGATCGACCCGTTTGGCGGATCTGGAACGACGGGGATGGTCGCCGGCCGCTTGCAGCGCGATGCGCTGCTGGTCGAGTTGAACCCGGCCTACGCCGATATCGCCGAACGCCGGATCACGGGCGATGCGCCACTCTTCGCCGAGGTCACGGCATGAGCGAAATTACGCTTGTTCGCCAGCACGACGAAGCCATCAGCGAGCCCGACAAGATGGCCGCGCGCCGCGTGATCTTCGGCGCGATCGACGGCATGGGCGACAAGGGCCGCAAGCAGTGGCGCCGCTTCTGGTCGGCCGCGCTGCGTCTCGAGCCGGGCGAGATCATCACCGTCACCACGCACAAGGCGCGCAGCGGCCCGTTCCATCGCCGGCATATGGCCATCGAGACGGCTGTCTTCGAGGCACAGGAGCGGTTCGCCGACTGGGACCAATTCAGGTACTGGGGAAAAGTCGGTGCCGGATGGGTGACATGGGCAGCCGGGCCTCGCGGCGGCGTCGTGCCGGTGCCCAAGTCCATCAGCTACGCCGCGGCCGATGACGGCGAGTTCCACGAGTTCCACGATCAACTGATCGACTTCTATCGCGGCCCGCACGCTGCGCGCTATCTCTGGCCGCACCTGAAGGACAAGGCGGACGAGATGATGGAGTCGATCCTGCAGGGCTTTGAACAATGACATCACGAACCTGGCTCGAAGTCTCCCTGTGTTGGCTCGCAGCGCTGCTCGCGATCATGGTGCTGGAGGACCGTTTCTACTTCGAGCTGCCGCGCGACCAGTTCGAGTGCAGCAGCTGGGTCCGCATGGGCGATGAAGAGACGTGCATCGAGTACCGGAGGGTCGGGCCGTGAGTACGTGGCAAGGAATGTTCCTGACCGGCCTTCTGATGATCGCCCCGCATCTTCAGCGCCGGACCGGTATCACTCTGGGGTGTGGATGCATCGTGATAGCCATGCTGGAAAAGAGCTGTTCGTGAAGCGCTCACCCATGCCCAGCGGCTCAGGCTTCAAGAAGGCTCCGCGCCCCGAGCGCGCCCCGATCCACCACACGCCGATCCGGCAGTTGCGCATAGACGATGGCAAAGCTCGGTTGTGCGTTCTATACCCAAAGGACAACCCGCTACGCAGCGAGAAGTACCTCGCAATCATCCGCAAGATGAAGTGCATCCGCTGCGGCGTTCGCGGCCATACCCAAGCCGCGCACGCTGACGGCATCGGCGGATCAATGCAGAAGGGGATTGGCATGAAGGCCGATGACCGCGCCATCTACCCCGCGTGCGGCCTACACACGGACGCGAACTTTCGCGTCGTGCAAGGCTGCCACTACGACATCGGCACCGGCGGCATGTACAGCAAGGACGAGCGCAGGACGCTCGAGCGCGGCTACGTGAAGCAAACGATCCTGGAAGTGATCCGCGAGAACCGCTGGCCGAAAGACCTACCGCTACCGAACGAGGAATTCTGGAAATGACATGCGATCCGACGAACCTCACAGATTTTCGTGCGAGGTCAGGCAGGTACTGCGCTGGCGCATTGAACGCGGCAGCGAGTGGGTCCACGCCTGGCTCGCCGAAGTCGCCAAGAAGCGAGGCGCAGGTGCTGCCGATGTTCTTGCGGCAGCCGCCGCAGAACAATGGCGCCTCGGATCAAGAGGAGCAGCGGGCTACTGGCGATGATCACCGCACGCCGACCCGGCTGCCGGTGGCCGCCTTCGCACTGGTCTGCTGCATCGCGATCGCGGTGTTCGGGGTGAGGCCATGAATCATGTTCGGTTCGTTGTGCCAGGCGCACCCGTCGCGAAGGGGCGGCCGCGAATCGGCAAGGTCGGCAACCACGCCCGCATGTTCACGCCAGCCAAGACCGTCAACTACGAGGGGCTAGTCGCGCACGAGGGTCATGTTGCGATGGCTGGCCGCCCGTTGATCTTGGGCGCCGTGTCGATGGTGCTCGATGTGCGGCTGCAGGTGCCAGCGAGCTGGTCGAAGCGCAAGCAGGCGCAGGCCCTTGACGGCACGCTGCACCCAGCAACTCGGCCCGACCTCGACAACATCGAGAAGGCGATCAGCGATGGCTTGAACGGTGTTGTCTGGAAGGACGACGCCCAGGTGGTCGAAGTACGCAAGTGCAAGCGCTACGCCGAGACCCCAGGCGTGACTGTCGAGATCGAAGAACTGATGTGAAAACGCCCCGAAGCGCGGGGCACTCCGAGGCGTCTGGAAAACACGAGATAAGCGACGTGGATTCTACAACTTGGAGGGATTGCAGTGCTTGACACGAACGATAGGCCGACGCTCGGAGAGCGCTACGGGAGTGCGACTGAGTCCAGCAACCTCCGCGTCGAGAACGACAGGCGCGGGCCGGCGGATTTGCTGATCGCGGCCGGCTGGCTCGAAGATCACCTCGGCGCACTGCTGTTTCGCCTCGGGCATGAGTTCGACGGCCAGAAGGGCGAGCACGGCATCGCGAAGGCCGAGTTCGAGCGCATGGAGTTGCTGGCGTGCAGGCTTGAGCGAGGCCCGCTGCCGCCGCCTCCGGATGCTGTTGACCTGGTGCCGGTTGACATGGTGCAGTACGCGATCGACGCCCGCGCGAAACTGAAAGCTCAGGCCGCCGCGCTGCGCGAAGAAGCGAAGCGCCAGGCGATCACGTCACGTGCGCTGATCCTGATCAACCTGAAGACCCTGCGAGAGGCCAAGGAGGCGCTGGCAGCCTTCGCATGGCGGCAGGGCCGGCGCTGGCATCTGGAGTGGCCCGACCACGTCATGGCTGCCGTTGTCGGCCAGGCGCTCGACATCCATCTCGACGCAACTTGCCACCACTGCCAGGGCCGCGGCTTCAACGGCGGCTTCGGCGGCCCGCGCATCCAGTGCAAACCCTGCGGCGAGACCGGAGCGCGCAGCAAACAGCACATCGGCAGGGATGACCAGACCCGCGACTTCGGCGGCTACCTGCTCGACGAAATGAAACGCATGCTGGCGCTGGCGGCCGCGTCGATGAAGCGCGCCACGATGGGCGAGGACGAATCGACCGAGGAGGGCAGGGCGGCTGCGCAGGCGGCGATGCTGGAGCGGCTGCGCGCCGCGCGATCGGTGGAGGCGGCAAAGGATTGAGTCCATCCGCAAGGCGCATTTCTCAGCGTTGCGCCTTCGCTGCGCGCGTGCTAGACTGCCCGCGTCTAAACCCACAAAGCCCCCTTGCCGCTACGGCGCCCTGGGGGAATTCGCGCGGCGACTGGCCGTAATCCCGCTCCAGAGACGGGACAGCATTCAGTAGCGCCGCGCATTGGGGCATTGGAGATACACCACGTAGCGAAGCGCCCGCAAGGGCATGCCAACGAAAACCCCGGCCAGCCATCGCGCTGGCCGGTTTCGTTTCTGAGCCCGAACCGACTGACGGGAACGGGCCAGCATCGAACTGTCAGACCGGGCAAATAGGTATACGGGTAGCCGCTCACCCGGGCGCGGCGGTCCCATCCGACTCAAACGGCAATCGTGGCCTCAGAGCGTGATAGCTTGGGCTGAACCTCGGGTGCAATACCGCCGGACGACGTAACCGGCAAGTTTTCGGGGCTCGGTACTGACAGCCGGGACGGATTGATCCAGTAGCGCCGCCCCACTTTGGCGCGAGGCAAGGTTGCCTCTCCGCTGGCACCACCGCCCGCCGCGTTCTAACGCTTGGCCGAGCCCCACCTTTCCGTTCCCGGGAAACCGCGCAGCCCGAGCGCGCCGCTGACGGGTAAATCAGCGGGTTCTCATCCAGCGCGCCGGCCGCTGATCGGGCGAGCCCGCGAACGGCAGCCGCCAGCGGCGCAAGCCGTAGCCCGATGGCGGCACCAGCAACACGAAAGACCCGCCGATGAGCTTCGCCTGCGCCCATCCCGCCATCCCGCGGCCGATCGCTGCCGATACGCTGCACGTCGTCACGATGATCAGCAACCCGGTGCGCTACGGCAGCCGGTATCGACTGTTCCGCGAGTTCGAGCACCGCGTGCTCGCCGCCGGCGCGAAACTCTGGGTCGTCGAAGTCGCCTTCGGTGAGCGCCCGCACGCGATCACCGCCGCCGAGAACCCGCAGCACCTGCAGCTGCGCTCGAGCACCGAGCTCTGGCACAAGGAGAACGCGCTCAACCTCCTGATCGCGCGCCTGCCGGCCGACTGGCGCTACATGGCCTGGGTCGACGCCGATGTGCTCTTCGCCCGGCCAGACTGGGCAGCGGAGACGGTGCACCAGCTGCAGCACTATGCCGTCGTGCAGATGTTCAGCGAATGCATGGACCTGAGCCCGGGATACGAATTCCTGCCGCCGGAGCATGGCGGCGAGCGCTTGCCGAGCATGCTGCGCCAGCACGTGCACGGCACATCGTGGGGCGGCAAGCCCTACGGCAAGCACGCCGGCCACTGCGGCTATGCATGGGCGATCCGACGCGACGCCTTCGACACGCTGGGCGGCCTGATCGACTTCTCGGTCTGCGGCGCGAACGATCACCACATGGCGCGCGGCCTCATCGGCGACATCAGCCTGAGCGTCAACGCCAAGTGCTCGCCGGGCCTGAAATCGGCGCTCGCCCAGTGGGGCCAGCGCGCGAAGGCGATCCGCGGCAACGTCGGCTACGTCCCCGGCGCCGCGCTGCACTACTGGCACGGCGCGAAGAAGAACCGCGGCTACATCGACCGCTGGCAGATCCTGGCCAACAGCCAATTCGACCCGGCGAAGGACCTGCGCCGCGACTGGCAGGGCCTGTACCAGCTCCACGACGACGGCTCGCCGCGCATGGTGCGGCTGCGCGACGACCTGCGCGGGTACTTCCGCAGTAGGGACGAGGACGGCAAGACGCTTTGAGGGGTGGCTCATGAACATCTGGCTCGCCTTCATGGTCGCGATTGCCGTCGGCGCTCTGCTGGCGTACCTGTTCAGGCGCCGTTGATCTGAATTGCGGGCTTGCATCGTGAGCCACAGTGAGAACGCATGGCGAAGAGAAAACCCACCGCGAAGGCCCCATCGCCGGCCAGGAGAGTCCCTGGCAGCCTGAGCGATAGACACGCCAGGTTCGTCGCTGAGTACCTGATCGACCAGAACGCAACAGCCGCCTACAAGCGCGCCGGCTATGGCGCAAAGGGAGCGTCGGCAGACTCTGCCGCGGCGCGTTTGTTGAGGAATGTTCAGATTCAGTCGGAAATTGTTGCGCGCCAACAAAAGACGCTCGCGAAGCTGGAACTGACCGCCGAGCGCGTTCTGTTGGAAGTCGCCCGGCTCGCCTACTTCGACCCGCGGAAATTGCTGAACGCCGACGGCAGCCCGAAGCCGATCGAGGATCTCGACGACGACACCGCAGCCTGCATCGCCGGCATCGAGATCCTGGAGCAGTACGAGGGCACCGGCCGGGAGCGAAAGTTCATCGGCAACCTCAAGAAGTACAAGGTGTTCGACAAGAACACCGCGCTGACGAACGCGCTGAAGGTGCTGAAGCTGACGACCGACAAGGTGGAGTTGACGGGCGCCAACGGCGGCCCGATCGAGTCGCGCACGAAGGTGACCGTCTACATGCCTGCGAATGGCCGATGAGGAGATCCGACCGCAGGAAGGACCGCAAGAGCAGTTCCTTTCCACCCCGGCAGACATAGCGATCTACGGCGGCGCAGCCGGCGGCGGCAAGTCGTTCGGCCTGCTGATGGAGCCGCTGCGGCACGCGACGACGAATAGCGAGTTCGCCGCGGTGCTGTTCCGCCGCACCCTGGCGGATGCGAAGAAGCCGGGCGGCACGTGGGACCAGACGGTCCGCATGTACGGCTCGCTCGGCGCCAAGCCGCGGCTCGACAACCTGTCGTGGCAGTTCGGTCGCGACGGCGGGAAGGTGGTGATCGGCCACCTCGAGCACGAGACGACGGTGATGGATTGGCAGGGCAGCGAGGTCCCGCTGTTCCTGTTTGATGAACTGACGCACTTCAGCCGGGCTCAGTTCTTCTACATGCTGAGCCGGAACCGCAGCATGTGCGGCGTCCGTCCCTACATGCGCGCCACATGCAACCCGGACGCGGATTCCTGGGTGGCGGAGTTCATCGCTTGGTGGATCGACCCGACGACTGGCATCGCGATTCCCGAGCGCTCTGGCGTCATCCGCTGGTTCATCCGGCAGAACGATACGCTGATCTGGGGCGACAGCCGCGAAGAGCTGATCGAGAAGTACGGCGCGGACCAGTTGCCGAAGTCGCTGACTTTCATCGCGGCGACGATCTACGACAACAAGAAGCTGATGGCGGCCGACCCCGGTTACCTCGCGAACTTGAAGGCGTTGCCGCTGGTCGAGCAAGCGCGGCTGCTGGGTGGGAACTGGAAGATTCGGCCGGCGGCCGGTCTCTATTTCCAGCGCTCATGGTGCGAAGTGGTCGACGCAGTCCCGGCCGGCATGGAAGCTGTGCGCTATTGGGATCTCGCGGCGACCGAGAAGACCGAGGCGAATGACCCGGATTGGACGGTCGGGATTCGGATGGAGCGCGATAAAGCGCGCGGCATCTACTACATCACCGATTGCCAGCGCATGCGCGAGTCGCCGGGTCGCGTCGAAACGGCAATCGCGAACACCGCGAGCGCCGACGGCAAGCGCGTGCGGCTCGGGCTTCCTCAAGACCCAGGCCAGGCCGGCAAGTCGCAGGCGGCTTACTTCGTCAAGCAGTTCGCCGGCTACACGGTCAAGACAGAACGCGAGAGCGGCGACAAGGTGACGCGCTTCGGACCGTTCTCCTCGCAGGCGCTCGCCGGCAACGTGAAGTTCCTGCGGGCGCCGTGGAACTCGATCCTGTTCGATCAATTGGAAGGCTTCCCCGATGCGTCACACGACGACGAGGCGGATGCATGCAGCGGAGGCTTCGAAATGTTGAATAGCAAGAGGGGCAGCGCTGTGGTCAGTGAGTTGCGCCTGTGATCGACCCGAACGACACGCCAGCCAAGAAGACCGCCGAGGCGGAATTCATGGCCGACGAGCGCGCCATGATCGCGACGCTGATGGCTGGCACCGGCGCGATGCGCGCGGCCAGCACGAAGTATCTGCCGAAGGCTCCAGCCGAGAGCGACGACGCCTACGAGTACCGCCTGGCCGTCTCGACGCTCTACAACGGCATGCGCCGCACGGTCGAGACGATGAGCGGCAAGCCGTTCTCGGAGCCGATCAAGCTTGGCGACGACATGCCGTCGCAGATCGTTGAGTGGTGCGACGACGTAGACCTGCAAGGCCGCGACCTGCACGCGTTCGCGCACTCGGTGTTCGCCGATGCGCTGGCGAACGGCATCTCGCACGTCCTGGTCGATTACCCGCCAGTCGACGCCGCGGCGGTCACGCAGCTCGAGCGCGCGGCGATCGGCGCCCGGCCGTACTTCGTGCACCTCAAGCACGACCAGATCACCGGCTGGCGCTCCGAGCGCATCAACGGCGTCGAGACGCTGACGCAGCTGCGCTTTTTGGAATCGGTCAACGTGCCGACGGGCGTGTGGACCGTGGCCGCGGTGCAGCAGGTTCGCGTGCTCGAGCCGACGAAGTGGAGCACGTACCGCCAGAACGAGCGCGGCGAGTGGGTGCTGTACGAGGAAGGCGTCGTCACGCTCGGCAAGATCCCGCTGGCGACGACGTACTGCGACCGCCAAGGCTACATGCAGGCGCGGCCGCCGCTGCTCGATCTGGCGTGGCTGAACATCGAGCATTGGCAATCGTCGAGTGACCAATCGAACATCCTGCACGTCGCGCGCGTGCCGATCCTGTTCGCCGCGGGATTCGACGACGGCGCGCTGAAGATCGGCGCTGGCTCTGTCGTTTCGAACGATGAGCCGGCCGCCACCTTGAAATACGTCGAGCACAGCGGCGCCGCGATCGCCGCCGGCCGCACGTCGATCAAGGATCTCGAGGAGCGCATGTCGCTCGCCGGCGCGCAGCTGCTCATGCACAAGCCCGGCGCGCGCACCGCGACCGAGAAGGCCATCGACAGCGCCGACGCGGACTGCGCGCTCTCGCTGATGACGCGCAACCATGAGGACACGATCGACCTGGCGCTGCAGTTCATGGCTGATTGGGAAAACCTTGGCAAGGCCGGCGAAGTGGAACTGACGGGCGAGATCGGCGGACCGGAAGAAACGGAGTTCGCCGGCTTGATGCGGGCTCGCGAGCTCGGCCTGCTGAGCGCCGAGACCGTCTTCTCGGAGATGCAGCGCCGCGGTCTGCTCAGCGACGACATCACATGGGAAGACGAGGCCGCGCGCATCAAGGTCGAAGGCCCGCCGCTGGCGATCGGCACGAAGTTCGAGGCGCAAGGCGGCAGCGGCGCCGCGGCATCGGTTCCTGGTGCGCCAGCGGCGCAGCCTGGCGCAACGCCGCCGGCCAGCGGCGCACCAGCAGTGGCGCATCCGGCCGCCGCGCCAGTTCACGCCGCGCCGCCGGCGCCGATCGACTTCTCGCCGCTGATCGACGCGATGCACGAACTGGCCGCCAGCCTGCAGCCGCAAGATCTGACGCCGCTGATCGAGGCGATGAACGCTCGCGAATCGTCGATGACGATGGAGATGGACTGCACGCCGATCGCAGAAGCTGTCGCCGAGGCGATCAAGTCGATCCCGGCACCGGTCGTGAACATCCCGGCGCAGCCGGCGCACACGATCAACGTGGACGCGACGACGACGGTGAATCAGCCGGAGCAGCCGGCGCCAGTCGTGAACATCCAGCAGGCGCCGATCCAGGTCGACGGCCCGACGGTCAACGTCACGCCGGCCGCGGTCAACGTCGCCGCGCCGGTCGTCAACGTGCAGCCGCCGGCGGTGACCGTCGAAGCGCCCACAGTCAACGTCGCGCCGCCAGCCATCACCGTCGAGTCGCCGACGATCAACGTGCAACCAGCGCCAGCGCAGCGCACCGGCTCGGTGACGTTCGAGCAGGACGCCGACGGCAACATCACGGGCGCGACCCTCGAATAAATGGCAACCGAACTGACTTGGGCCGCCGATGTCAACCGCGCGGTGGCGAGCGCTGCCGATGCGGCGACGCAAAGCAAGTGGGAGATGTGGTATCTCTGCGCGAGTTTGGTCGGCAACACCGGCTTGGGCTTCGCCAGCAACTCCGGCAACTGGACCGTGGTCCGGACTTGCGGCTCGACCGACGGCACGGCCGGCAATCTCACCGCGGACACGACCGACCGGCTGCATCTCGGCTCGAGCGGCGCGTTCACGGCCAACGACTGGGTGTTCGGCGCAAACACGACCAGCGGCACCGGCCGAAGCTGGGCGCTGCTGCAGTCGCCCTCGGCGCTCGGCTCCTACTACCTGATCGTCGACTTCGGCAACGCCACGAACGGCAAGTGCGATCTGGTCGTCGGCAAGACGCTGAGCACGAACGGCACGACCACAGCGCGGCCGACGCTGACCGACGAGTGGGTCTACAGCGGCGCGCAGTTCAACAACAACAGCATCGCGAACACGCACCGCGTCAACCTGCATCTCTCGACGCGCGGCGATTTCTGGTGGATTGAGACCTTCGACACCAACGGAGCCGCCTACACGGTCTTGGGCGTCACGAAGCTGCAGGGCGGCCACACGGCTGATGCATACCAGACGGTCAGCCTGTTCGTCGGCGCCAACAACCCGAACACCGCCGCTTCTGGGCTGCGGTCGGAGTTGTCGCAGACAGCATGTTTGGCTGGCTCGACAAACGCCATCGCCAAGGGCAGAAACTACAGCGGCAGCGCGCTGAATGCGCTGGTCGGGTTGGTGCCAGCGTACAGCAATGCCGGCACCGGCAGCAACATCATCACGGTCACCAGCAACGTCGGCACGAACGCCAGCGACACGACGTACAACGGATTCCAGATCTGGCTGTTCGACACCACGACGACGGAGTTGAAAGGGCGGATTGCTGATCTGCTTTGGGCCTCCGGCACGCCGGCGCAAGGCTCGACGATCCCGAACACCACGCCTTTCAACTACGTGAAGTTCGGGCAGGTGTGGCTGCCGTGGGTGTCGACCTCCGCGCCGCTGATCTGAGGCCAGCATGGCGTCGTTCGCCTCATTCCTGACCGACACCCAGGCCGCGGTCTACGCGCGCGCCACGCAGGCGCCGGCGCGGACGCTGCTCAGCACGTTTCAGCAGGCGATCATCTCTGTCAGTGGCGTCATCACCCAGCGCATCGAAGGCGGATCGCCGATGTACAAGATCAACGCAGCCGCGAAGGTGCCGTTCAAGGCGGTGGACTCGTCCGGCAACGGGCTGACCGGCCTGACGATCACCGCGAAGACCGGCAAGGATGGCGCGAATCCGACCACGACCAGCAACGCCGCAGTCGAGAGCGGCCAGGGCTGGTACTACATCACGCTGACGTCGACCGAGATGAACGGCGAGATCGTCGTGCTGGATGTGAGCGCCAGCGGCGCCACGATCGCGCCGATCGTCATTCACACCGAGGCCGACTACACCGCGGCGCGCGCTGCGCATCTGGACGCGGACATCTCTACCCGAGCGAGCCCGACGAACATCACCGCCGGCACGATCACGACGGTGACGACCCTGACCAACGCGCCATCCGACAGCAGCGGCACGACCACGCTGCTCGGCCGGCTGACCTCGACGCGCGCCGGCCTGCTGGATCACCTGGACGCCGACATCAGTTCGCGCGGCACGAGCACCTATGCCGGCGGCGCGGTGGCGTCGGTCACCGCTGCAGTGACGGTTGGCACGAACAACGACAAGACCGGCTACGCGCTGAGCAGCGCCGGCGTGCAGGCCGTGTGGGATGCGCTCACAAGCGCGCTGACGACGGCTGGCAGCATCGGCAAACGCATCGTCGACTACCTGACCGGCGACATCTTCGCTCGCATCGGTGCCCCGGCTGGAGCCAGCATCAGCGCGGACATCGCCGCTATCTCGTCGGCGCCCTCGGCCTCGACTGTGGCGAGCGCGGTGCGGACCGAACTGACGACCGAGCTGGGCCGAATCGATGCCGCGATCAGCACGCGCAGCACGTATGCCGGCGCGGACACCTCGGGCACGACGACGCTGCTGTCGCGCATCACGGGCGCTGCGCTGCTCGCGGCGAGCTACACCGCGCCCGACAACGCCGGCATCGCTGCGGTGAAAGCGAAGACGGACAACCTGCCGAGCGATCCGGCCGACGCCAGCGACATCAGCGGCGCGTTCTTGACGGTGAACAGCACGCTCGCGACGATCGCCGGCTACGTGGACACCGAAGTGGCCGCCATCAAAGCCAAGACGGACTTGATTCCAGCGAGTCCGGCTGCCGTCGGCGACATCCCGACCGCCTCGACCATCGCGAGCACTGTGTGGGAAGAAGATCTCAGCGGCCACGCCACGACCGGCAGCGCGGGCGCGGCGCTGACGGCGGCCGCCAGCGGATCGGGCGGCGGCGGACTCGATGCAGGTGGCGTGCGCGCAGCTCTCGGCCTCGCATCCGCGAACCTGGACACGCAACTGGCCGCGCTGCCGACCGCAACCGAGAACGCCGACGAGACGCTGAAACGCGACTGGACTGCGATCACCGGCGAGGCCGACCGCTCGCTGCTCAATGCGGCGCGCGCCATCCGCAATGGCTTCACCATCAGCGGCACCGTCATGGCGGTCCTGAAAGAAGACGACACGAGCGCGGCCTACACCCGCGACCTGACAACCGACGCCGCGGCTGTGCCGATCACCGGCGTTTCGTAAGAGAGGCAGCACACCATGGCTGCGGGCTTCCGTAGCCTGTTCGCGTTCTGGCTTGGTGGCGCATCGGCTGGACACCAGACCAGCAAGCCACCAGAAACCGGCGGCGGCGGAGGCGGCGCAGCGCCAGGCGCGCAGCACCATTACCGGCAGACGCTAGACCGG